AGTAGAGATGTTAATTTTGAATAGCTGAATTTTTGATTATTGTCTTGTTCATATTGCTCGTTCTGCCAAGCTAACGCCCGATTAAACACAAAACGGGAACAACCGCAAAATTGTTTGATTTTGCGGATTTGTTCTCCATTTGGTCTAATCTCAAATTCAAACGCTTTACGAATTAACATTACTTAGCATACAATGAAAAAATTATGCTTATAATACTCTTGGTCTATGAAAAAAGAAACAGAGATTAGACGTGGTCGCCACGTTGTTTTTAACTTACACGTTTATTTACTTGTTGAATATCCACCGAAAGTGGCTATATCAAACCTTGTGAACAGTTTAAAAGGCGTTTCAAGCAGAATGATTAGAAAGAAAAACTATCCGAGTATTCGCAAAAAATTATGGAGAAATCAACTTTGGTCTCCGTCTTATTTTGCAGGTAGTTGCGGTGGTGCACCCATATCTATTATTCGCCAATACATTGAGCAACAACAAACACCTGATTAGTTAGGTTTGAAACGGCTACGCCGTTTGTGCCTTATATCCACGCCCTAAAGGACGTGGTTTTACAGCACTGTCTGATAAAACTTAAGCCATAGCAAATACTTAAAATGCAAAGTCCAAAGGATAATATTACTAATGCGATTGCTTGTAGTTTGCCTATAATGCCTGCATCTTCTTTACTCATTTTTCCCTCTAGCTTTAAATGATGTTTTGTTATATACTTAACTACACTTTCTAAATCTCCTTATTGTGACAGGGGAACACTAAGCCGAGTCGCTACTCGGCTTTTTTATTTTTCTATTTCCGCTAAAACGTCAATTTCTTGTACTGTTTCAGCCGTCCAGATTTCTGTTTCTGTATCTAAATCCTTTTCGGTTTCTGTCATCTGATTGAGATAAATCGGCTCTCTGAATTTAAGTGTAAAGCTCAGATCCGCTAATTCATCGTCTAGCAAAGTTAAGTCAAAAGGCGTTTTATACTCATCTTGCATATATCGTTCTAAATCGTTTTCTGCAAGCCATAAGTTAATGGCTGCCATAATTTGCAACGGGTTAATTTGTTTAAAAGGCAATTCATGGAAAAACAATTCAGCACTATATTCGAGGTAGAATAAGATTTCGCCTTTGTCGGTAACGATTTTCCCCTCGTCTATCATTTCGCCATCATCCATCCAAGAATAGAAGTTAGCTTGATAGCGTGGCGGTAGTTTTGCCACTAAATGATCGGTTAAATCCTGATACTTTAATCTCATATTAGATCTACCGTGCCTCTGCCTTTGCCTTTTAATTGGCGGATTGCCTGCACCGCCTCCGCTTGTAGTTGCTTTTGCTCCGTGACAATGTCTCGTTGCTCATGTATCTCTCTTGCGGAGAGGGTCGCAAATTCGGGTAACAATTCTTGCTTGGCTCTTGCGAATACGGCTTTTTCAAATAAGATTTTTTCAAAATTTTTGCCGTTGATGGTCGGACTTTGAATATCATCAACGCTTTTAATACCTTGCTTTTGGTAACGTTGGCTGACGATGTTGAGATCAAACTCAACCGACTGTATGGCATACACTAAAACGCTTTCAATAAGCTCAAGAGGAATTTGCAAGGGGATCGCTCTTTGCTTTTGAAAATCACCGATATTTATCGCACCAAAGAAGCCTGTATTTTCGATTTGTTTGTCAGCAATTGGATTTTCTCTGCCGTTAAGCATGTTTACCTCGCATTTCTTTTACCACCTCATCAAAAGAACAGGGCGGACGATTTAGCAAGGCAATAACCGCTTTGATGTCAATCTCAGGATTATTTTCTGCTAACGCCGCCTGTTGTGCGGGGTCTATTAAATCGCTGACATTAATGCCTTCGTCATTTAATCCAATTATTAATGCGTTTAAACGCATAAAACAACGGCTAATAAGGCTATTTACACCGGATTTAGGATTTAGGTATAGGCTTTTCTTTAATAGCTTTATAGCGCTTATTAGACGCATAGGATCGGATACGCTCGCCGCATGAGCTTTCCCAGTTGCATTTTTCAGCAACTGGATAGCCGCTTGTTTAAACCATGCGGAAACTAAAACCTCGTTTAATTGCCACGTCGTCGCTACTTTTTCGAATGTTTGCGAAAAATACGGCTCAACAGGACTTCCCATTGCTGTTGTATGAATAGTCCAATCAAGCATATGTTTCGCCATAAACGTTGGAATTGTGCTTTTAAAGCGTTCCGGCAATCTTTGACCATTGGTAATAGCTTTTTCTGCCAAATTGAATGCTTGCTCAAAATGACCAATATCAAGCAAATACACAAGGCAATAGCCAATAACATCATTTTGATCTGCTCTCCCATCATTAAAATGCTGCTCTACAAAAGGCATCCATTTAGGTAAAAATTGGGTGCGTTTGTATTCGTTTCTGTCCGCAAAAGCAGAAAATTGACGGATTTTTTCAACGTCCTGATTTAATGCAATTAATACCGCACTTTGCGTTACACTTGGCATTTCTGCACTTGCGTTAGCCTGTGCGTTAAGTTGAGCTTGCTCTAATTTAGCCAGCTCTTGCATTCTTGCTTGTTGCTCTCTTAATCCCATTTTCTGCCCTACGGTTCTTTATTAAAGCCTAATCGCTTGCCTGTGCCATGGGTTTATCCGGTTTCCCGATAACTACATTTTCAGCCTCGATAGCCGTCATCAAGCCGGTATCTTCCACTACATAACCTTCATTGCGGTAGTAGCTTGTGATAATCCCCATCTTGTCTTGATTGCTTTCAAAACGACGGCGTACACTTGATGATTGCGTATAGATACTGAGATTGTTTAATGTGGTTACTGCCGCACCTTTCGCCGGGAAGTTCGGCGGTATAATGGCTCGCATACCTGCAAAAGTATTCACAAGGTTATGTGAACCTAATGCCGCACGTTCTGTCGCAGTCAATTTTGATGCTTTGCTAATGTATTTGCTTTCCACATTGACTAAATCTGCACCCACCAAGAAAACTAAATCCGTGCGGTTTTGATGGCGTAAATCTAAGCCTTGTTTTAAATCAAGGGCTAATTCATCAAGGTTGGCAAATTCTGCATCTGTGCCGTAAAGGTTTATTTTATGGCTTGAGTTACCTGTATACACATTGGCGGATTTTTGCTCTTTAAGAAGTGCAAGCCAACCTTTATTCACATCAGATAAATCACTTTGTGAAGTCGTTGGTGCTACGCTCTTACCATGCCAGCCCACCTGCAACATATCCAAGGCAACTTGCTTGTTAAAGAACTCAGCATAAAGTGCCGGTAATTTGTCGCCAAAACGGGCGAACTGGTCGAACATATCCCAGGGTACTAAAATACCGCTATCCGTGCGTGCAAGCTCATAGCCTGTTTGCGTATGGTTAAGGGTTGCAATATGGCGTTCGGTTGGTTTGCGACCTGTGATGCCTTTTTCGGTTGCACCCCATAATTTCAAGCCTTTGAGATCGGTTACTTGCACCATATTGATTTCTTTTAAGAAATCGCTGGATTGCTGGATATTTGAGCCCAATAAGGCAGCTTTCGGGGCTTCTAAGCTAAACTCTTCCCCTAAACGCACCTCTGCGAAAGGAACGTTATAATGTTGTGCGATAGCTTGGATAAATGCGTTATAAATCTGTTTTCTGTTCATTGTATCCTCCTAGAATCCTGAATTTTCAAGGTTGAACATATTGTCCGCATTGCCTAATTCCGATGGTGTTTGGGTAACAGGCTGTAATAACTGATTAAATTTCGCTTCTAATACATCGTATTTGGTTTTGAGCTCATTAAATTCTTGTTTGCTAACGGTTTCCGCGGGTTGTTCCGTTGGTTTATCTGCTGCTTGCTCTTTTTCTTGTTGCTGTTCGGCTTGCTCTGAAAAGGCTTGTGCTACTGCACCAGCTACTGCAGTAGCGATTAAAGTTGAAAATTCTTGTTTGTCCATGTTGTCAATCTCTATTGCTGTTGGGTTGCCTGTATTGGCGGTATTTTCTTGGTTTTCTTTAATTTCCGGCTGTTCGCCACTGAATAGCCAATTAAAAAACTTGCTGAAAAAGTGATTTTTTTTCTTGTTCGGTGATTTCATTCATGTTGTGCACCTCTTGGGGAAAATTAATATTAAACTCAAGATGATCACTGATAATCACATCTTTTGAGCCGATACGATTAAACATTAAGGCGTTTGTGCCTGTTGATGCGGGGCTGTCAGTAATGGCTAATCCGCTTAAGTATGCTTTTCCTGTTTGTGCAAAGTTCGGTGTGATTTCAATGCTGGTAAAAATCTTCTGCCCTGATTGATTTAGCTCTAATAATTGTGCGTTCGGTGCAAGTCTTGCGTATAGCTTGGTTTTGCCCTCTTCATCCTCGGTTTTTAACTCTACCACCCTTCCATAGTTGCCAAAGTTGCGATAGTGCTCAAGCCAAATTAAAGCGGTATAAACTTCGGGATTGTAGCTTTCTGCCATGTCTTTGAGGTCTTGCGCATCAATATGCCGACCATCAACAGTTGCCCCAGCAGTCGCAATACAAACAAAATTAGTAAAAAGTTCTGTTTTCATTTTTAGCCTCTATCATTTTTTTATTTTGCAAGTTTTTAACAGGCTTTTGTAAAAGTGCAGTGGGTTATTGCGTGGTTATTGGCGAATAGCCGATAAATAACCGATGGGCACTTTTCTTTTCTTTTTTTAGCTGGCTCAAAATAGTGCAAAAGAGGAATAAAAATGCCAATAAGTAAGCTGCGTAAGCGGAAAAGCAAATATGACGACGAGGTCATTTATCAAGCTCGTTACTTGTATTTGAAAAAATACAGTCCACAAGAAATTGTCAAAGAATTAGGCTTAAATTCGCCCCGTCCAGTGTATTACTGGGCGGAGAAATACAACTGGCGTAACTTGATCAATGAACAAGGCATAGAAGAGTTAATTGCCTTACGTATTGTTGCCCTGATTGAGCGTGAGGGGAAAACAGATCAGGAGATCAAAGAACTAGAAAGCCTAATAGAAAAAGATTTGCAATATAAGCATCAACGGGCGAAACAGGCACAAAAAACTAAAGAAAATAGTACCGCACTTTTTGCTGAAGAAACGCCGGGACGAAAAAGCAAGAAAAAAGCAGCGGTTAAAAACGACATATCACATATTACCGATGATATGTTTGAGCCGTTTTTGTCCAGTTTGTTTGATTATCAGTTAAGAGCAAGAGAACAAAAAGCACTGCATAAAGTGCGGATGATTTTAAAAAGCCGTCAGATTGGGGCGACTTATTATTTTGCTTTTGAGGCATTAGAGGATGCGATTAAAACAGGCGATAATCAAATTTTTCTCTCAGCATCCAAGAAACAAGCGGAGATTTTCAAGACTTACATCACTAAAATGGCTCGCCAATATTTTAATGTCGAGCTAAAAGGCAATCCGATTATTTTAAGCAACGGTGCTGAATTGCATTTCTTATCTACCAATAAAAGCACGGCACAAGGCTATCATGGTCATGTGTACGGCGATGAGTTCGCATGGTTGCGTAATTTTAAAGAGTTTTATACGGTTGCTTCTGCCATGGCGACCCATAAAAAATGGCGTGAAACTTATTTCTCTACACCCTCTTCTAAACTGCATGAAAGCTATGCATTTTGGTCCGGGGATATGTGGAAAGAGTCGGATAAAAAACGCCGTGATATTGTTTTTCCAAGCCTTGAACAAATGTGCAATGGGGGCGTGGTTTGTCCTGATGGTGCTTGGCGTTATGTGATAACAATACATGATGCGTTAAAAGGGGGTGCGGGAGTTTTATTTGACTTAGATCAATTAAAACAAAAATATTCAGCCTTGGCATTTAAGCAGCTTTTTGAATGTCATTGGATTGATGATGAAGACAGTATTTTCACTATTAGCAAACTGCTGAAATGTGCGGTCAATATTAATAAATGGGCGGATTTTCAGCCCGATACGCCTCGTCCTTTTGGCGATCGTGAGGTGTGGGGCGGTTATGATCCTGCACATAGTTCTGATGGTGCGTCTTTTGTGATTGTTGCACCACCAATTAATGAGGGCGAGAAGTTTCGGGTTTTGGCTCGTTATCAATGGTTCGGCTTGTCGTACCGTTGGCAAGCGGAGCAAATTAAGAAACTCTATCAACAATACAACTTTAGCTATATTGGTATTGATGCAAATGGCGTAGGTCAAGGGGTTTTTGAGATGATCCAAGAGTTCGCACGGCGTGAGGCAAGACCAATTTTATATAGCCTGGAAACAAAATCCGGGCTTGTACTTAAAGTTCATGACCTTGTTGAGCGTGGTTTGATTGAGTGGAGCGAGGAGGAAAAAGATATTGCTGCCTCGTTTTTGATGATCAAGCAGACCTCCACACAATCCGGTGCAAAAATTACCTTTACCGCAGACCGCACTTCACAATTACAGCATGCGGATGTTTTCTGGGCGATTGCTCATGCAATTAATAAAAAATCCTTAATTGATGATAGACCAAGACGCCGCTCAGTATGGCGTATAAATTAGGAATAAAAACATGAAAAAACAAAAAAATACCAATAAGCCGATAATGTTCTCTTTTCAGCCGCAAGGAGATTGGGAGCTATCTATGCCACCTGCGTTAGATTACACAGGCATTTATTTTAATGACTTTTATCAATGCTACGAGCCGCCGATCAAACGTTGGTCATTGGCGAGATTGCCTTCGCAAAATGCACAACATTGCGGCATTTTGCACAGTCGGGCGAATATGATAGCCGCTGACTATGACCAAGGTGGATTGTCTAAAATGGATATGCGTGCGGCTTGTTTGAATTTAATTCAGTTTGGTGATGTGGGATTGTTAAAAGTACGCAATGGCTTTGGGCAAGTGGTTAAATTAATTACGCTCTCCAGTCTGTATTTACGCAAAACGAAAGAGGGAAACTATCGCTATTTGGTGCGTAGATCGCTCACGGATACAGAACAATCCGATATTCTTACTTATCCGGCACAAGATATTATTTTTATTAAGCTCTACGACCCTATGCAACAGGTTTATGGTGTGCCTGATTATATGGGCGGTATTCAGTCCGCTTTGTTGAATTCTGATGCTACAACGTTCAGAAGACGCTATTTTGCTAACGGTTCGCATTTGGGCTTTATTCTCTATACTACTGACCCTAATGTCACGGAGGAAATGGAAGAAAATATCAATAAATCCTTAAATGGTTCGCAAGGCGTGGGGAATTTTAAATCGATGTTTGTGAATTCGCCTGATGGTCATCCGGACGGATTAAAGGTTATTCCTATTGGGGATACGGGTAAAAAAGACGAGTTTGGAACAATCAAAAACGTATCCGCACAAGATGTATTAACTGCACATCGTTATCCACCCGGATTATCCGGCGTTATACCTCAAACGGGGAGTTTTGGCGACCCGTTAAAAATGCGTTTGGCTTATCGCCAAGATGAAGTTTTACCGATGCAAGATTTAATTTCATCGTCCATTAATGGCGATATTGAGATCGCACGAAATAAGGCGTTACAGATTAGTTTCAAACAACGTCAAATACTGCAAAAATAGTGATTTTATGCTAAAATAAGCACCTGTTTGACGAAGAAGAAGGGATTTTCACAACATGGCACGAATTTTTAAAATCTATTGTCGAGAATGTAAATCACCTGCGATTATTCAGCGTACAGATCGCTTGCATCCCGATCTTTATGATTTATATTGCGTGTGTAAAAATCCTGAATGTGGCCATACTTGGAAAGCACAATATAATTTTTCTCATTCTTTGCGTCCTACACAATTAGACCGTGATGAATTGGTCAAATATTTAATTAGTAAGATGCCTAAAACAGAGCTTGAGCAACTGGGAAGGGATATAGAACAGCAGTTAAAGTTGGCAATATAGCCGTAATTTTAGGCAGTCAACATCAAGGCTAGTTTCCTTTTGCCTTGGTAAAGGCGGAAGATCATAACCTCCGCCTTTTTTCTTGGTGACTGGGATATGTTTAAATGGTTGGTATATTTTCATAAAACTTTTTCGGTTCACAACCGCATAACATCATCATCTTAGCAATGATATTCCGTTGTTTTTGTTCCTCATGAACAGGCAATTTAAAACGCTTTAAATCTTCCGCTTTAAAATTCAATCCTTGCTTATACTGTAAAAAAAACTTCGGAAAATATTTTTCTATAATGCTGAACAAATAAAACGATTGAATTTGTTCCTTTGGGGAAATTACTGCATATCTATCTTCTATTTTGCTTTCTTTACGTAAATATAGGACCTCTCCTCTCGTTGCTGATATTTGAATAATAATTGTCCCTATTGGATAAATTTTGTCTTTGCTTGGTCTAGGTTCTATTTCTGCTACTTCTGTTAAAAATCGCATTTTTATTTTCATATAAACATCTTACTTAAAAAGTATTTTTTAATGGTTTCAAGTTGAGAAATAATTTTAAGTTCATGCTCGATAAAGCCGGTGAATTGTTCAACTTCTTGCTCAGTAATGAATAGCGAGCCTTGCTTACTGGATATAAGCTGTTGTATGGCTTTCTTCTCTTTCGTTCTTGGTGCAAAAACTTGTGCTAAAATTTGTTTTACTTGCTCAAATTCGGCTTTATCCTCTGCACTGCCATGTGTCATTTCAAGTTCTGCCAACATTGCAACAAAGGCTTGACCGCTTTTTTCAATATCATTGGTTAAATCCAGTAGCTCTTGTGCCTCCTTCAGTAAATCAATTTCAGGATCGGGCTCTGATTTATCCACATAACGCGGAATATTTAAATTGAAATCATTTTGTTGTATTTCTGTGTAATTGGCTAAATGTGCGAGCTTATCAATATTGTGCCTTAATTGATAAGCGGTAAGCACTTGATTGACGTGCTCAGGTCGCATAATGTTATTGGATTTCGCTTTCTCAAATAAATCTGCTGCATCGATAACATAAATATCTGAGCTTTGCTTTTTAAAGGTTAAAATAGCGGTTGGAATTTTTGCACTGATAAATAGATTATCGGGCAATCCTATCACACTCGAGAAATAACCTTGCTCAATCAGTTTTTGTCTGATTTTTCCTTCTGAGTTACCACGAAATAACACCCCGTGAGGAAGAATAAAATGTGCCGTTCCCTCCTCTTTTAAATGATGTAGCCCATGCAAAACAAAGGCATAATCAGCTGCATTTTTAGGTGCTAAGCCAAAATATTCAAACCGTTCATCACTCACGGGATTCCATTTTGCAGAATAAGGCGGATTACTTACCACACAATCCACTTTTAACCCTCGCCAATCTAATTTTGTGTTTTCAATATCGCTATATTGCCCGTTTCTCGTCAGTCTATATTCTGCAAAAGTTTCACCAGTTAAAACATCACAATGCTTAACTTCTGCGGTGATGCCACGCACACAAAGATTAAACAACAAGAATGCAATTGCCTCTTTTGAATATTCTTGACAATAGAAAGTCGCATTAGGGTTTACCTTCCACTTCGCTATTGTTAACGCCCCGGTACCGGCACAAACATCTAATACACTATCTACTTCAGGCGTTAACCGGCTCACTAATTGGCAAATAGCCGATGGTGTAAAATCCTGTTTTAATGATTTTCTGTCTGCAAAATTCTCTTGAAACTCTTGCAGAAAACAATCTTGACTTAAATCAGGTTTTTGAGATAAATATCGCGCAAAGACTTCATTTCGCTTTTGTTTATCAAATAACAGATTAATAAGATGCTCTGTTATTTGATAATCCCATTTTAAATTGAGTAATTCGGTTATTTTCATTTGGATAATTGATAAATCAACTCTTCACTAACTCCAACATTTCCCACGGGAAAGATCTTTTATCTAAAACTTCTCCGCCTTCTATTTCAATTGCGTGCTCTCTGTCAATTTGGACTATTGCTTGTCCTTTTTTGCTAAAATATTGATCTTGATTTTGTGCGATTACGCCATAAACTGCACCGCGCCATGTGTCTATTTTTACTCTTGACCCTACGGGGAAAGGCAATGTATATCCGTTTTCGGCTACCCATTGTTGGATCATTTCGCTTTCTTTTTTGTCGATAGCAAAAGAAAGGCTTTTTTCTTCAAATTCTTTTGCTTGTGCATAGCTCCAGCCATGGAATTTGATAAATTCTTCTGCCATAAGATCATCGAATCCCGCCCAATTTCTTAATAGGGTTTCATATAAGCCTGTTTCTTCGGCGGGTATATCTTCGCAGTGGTCGGGATATTCTTCTTCAATCCATGCTTTAATAAATGCAGCAAAGGCATCATCTTCAAGTGTTGGGCGTGGGACTTCGGGGATCCATTTGTTATTTACTATCATGTTGTTTCTCCTGTTTAGTGGGTTTCTTCTAAAATTGGGGTGATTTTGTAAGCACGGATTTGTCGCCCCAGCATTTTTTTCGGGACTTTGAATTGATATTCATAGCCTTTTTCCGGCGTTGTTGGGCTTTGTAATATCTTTGCATTAGCGAGGATTTTTAGTGCCATGTTGCGTGGATAGCCTTGCGTTGCTTCCTTGAATGCTTGTGGGATAACGTAAAAATAACCGCCTTCTCCTCTAAATTCATCTTCTAGGATTTTGATGCCATAGATTTTATTTGGGGTTTTGGCGTTTTGATCTGTTGGGTATTCAACAAAGGCACCTTCATTCATGGTTATCCAGTCCATTAAATTAGCGATGAGTTTCGTTTCTTCTCGGCTGTTTTCGCCATATTCCTCTTTCCAGTTCAGGAAATTTTTTAATATGACTTGTTGATTTTCTTCGATGCTCCATTGGGTAATATGGCTGGCAAGATGTAATGCAGTTTCTAGCACGGCAAAACGATCAGTAGCCACTCGTTGCACTTGGCCACTCATGTTGTCGGCAAGATCTGCCCATTTTTTGCGGATGATTTTATAGCTTTCTTTTGCGAGCTCTGCATTTTTTGCCAAAAAGGCGATCCATTCTCGCCCTGCGGTGCCGTAATATTCTCTTACGCTTTCGTTTAAGTGGTCGGCGTGGCTTTTGTTGTTGGTAAAGTAATGTAGGTTTTTTGCCTCTTCGAGAGGGATATTAATTAACCGCACTAATTGCCCTGCGTGGACTTTTACGCCTTGCAAGGCGAGCTGGGTTTCGAGGTCTTTTTCGCCCGTTGAAAGTGCGGTCACTTTCCAGCGGTTTATGTCTTTGTTTCCCCCCTCTTTTTTGCCTTGTAGTTTGCCTGTTTCGTTGAATAGGTCGTAGGCGATAGCTTCTAGATTTTTAGCATCTTTTGCTTGTCCGATTTCGTCCAAAGTAATTAAGCCGTCGTTGCGTGCTGCCGCTTCGTTTTTTACGCCTACGGCGGTTGCACTCCAGCTTAATTTGATTTTGTCCGGGTCGCCATAAAGACTATTAGCGATATTTAGAATAGTGGTTTTCCCTTTTGAGCTTTCGGCGTATAAATGGACGCCAAATGAGTCACGTCCTAAAATTGCTAATAAAGGTGCAGCAAGTGCTACGGCAACGCCTAGCATCATGGATGGATTGCCTTTTAGGTTTTGTGCTATTTCTCTTTGCCAATCGTTTAATGTGCCTTTTGTGCGGTAGCCTGATGCGGATCCGCTTTCGCCATTAAAATAGATAGGTTTACTAGGCTCTCCGATAATTTCGCCACTTGGCAATAAATAGGCACTATCTTGCCAGCCTGTTGATGCGGTGACTTTCCAGAAGGGAGCTTGTCTGCTGAGCACATGAAAATGCTCTACAAGATGATTAGTCAGATTTTTGGCCGTCATCAGTAGCCCTTTACGCTTAAGTTGTCGCCATCCTGCTTCTGTGCCAAAGTCAGCAAGGCTTACAGCTTCTATATGGCTTTCTTTTTGGCTGAAATGTTTCCATTTGAAAAGATAGTAATAATCGCCGATGTCGTTGCGTCCGTTGCCTACAAGGGTTAATGGACTGCATATCCAACTGAGCTTTTCATTGATGACGGCACCAGTGTCCCGATCTACCTTGGGAACAACATAGAATAAGCCGTTGAGCTTGCCTTCTTCTCGTTCGTCAACATAAGGCTCTTTGTGGGTTTCGATGTCGGGTTCATATCCTACGACTTGTTCAGCAAAGGCTAAGTCTTCGCTGTCCGTTCTGAGCTTTTCAAGATAGTCGCTCACATCTTCTAAAGGTTCGCCCAATAAATCCACAAAAACAACGTCATTTGCTTTGCTGTTTTGTGCCAGGTTAAGCAAAAGTGCGGTTTTTTTTATGGGGGAAAATTCCCCCGCTTCCATTATACGCACTTTCTTATGGTTTTCCGGGATAATGCGTAGGCTTGAAATTTGTTCGATTTGCTTCGGCCCTAAAACAATTGGCTTTTCGGGAAGAAATACCCCGAATTTGTCTTTAAGCGTGCCATAATGGGAAAGAATATATTTTCCTTTCTTACCTGCGTAGCTCCATGCGTCCTCGCCTACGATAATAAAAGCAATATCTGTTGTATTGATGGCTTGCTTTTTAAAATCCTTTACATTTGGGGCGTTTTTGAGGTTCTTTTTCTTGACTATCATATCTCTTCCCTTGAGGTTGAATAGCGTCCCAGCTGTTCATTTTGGGCGATTTCACGCCAGCTTTTAAGGTGCATATCCAAGGTATAACAAAGGTTATCCATGGCGATAAAATAGCGGTCGCTTTTTTTATGATTAAACTCGGGGCTGTCGGAGCTTGCACCGATATGTTGGATTTCAAAGAGATAATCAACGTAGGCATTTAAGGTTGAAATTGTTTCTTTGAGCTGTGCCTCCATGGCAAAACGTACAACAGAAGATTTAGACATATAACCCCCCTTTTGTATTAATGCGAGCCACAAAGACGGCTTGATGTTGGGTGAGATTGAGCTGTTGGCGTGCTTGTTGGATTGATTTTGCACGTATGGCGATTTTTAGGCGGTTTTTGCCTAAGAATAGGATAAATTTGAATAGCATTTTGATTGTCTCTTTGTTTAGTAAATGTGAATTGCTGTTCCCTAAAG